GCAGCAGGAGCAGCGGCAGCAGGAGCAGCGGCAGCAGGAGCAGCGGCAGCGGCAGCGGCACCGGCACCGGCATCAGCATCTTCGGGCGCAGGGTGAGCACTTGTTACGGTATATTCATTCTGAACACGCGGCTGGATGGACGCCCAACTCGCCCCCAACAGAGCAAAGTAGTCCGCCACATCTTCTTCCTTCACCTGACCCTCTAACACAGCCCGCTTGACCTTTCCAACATAAGCAAGAGATAATTTAACGATCTCATCAAATTCATCTGTATCCCGTGAATTGTAATCACTAACTGCGAGACCCAAGTCCATTCCAAGACGCACGAGACCGTGGTGATGCGACATTCTACTTCTCTACCAGTTTCTTGGTGAGTTGAAACATCCCTTCGCAACTCGCGTTTGCCTTCCACCACTCTCGCCCTGCGGCTGACATGCGCTCCCACGTTGAACGATCCATCTTCGCTGCCGCCGCCGCTTCCGCCGGACCCGCCACGCGCAGATACTCAATCCCTTCCCTCGGCGGCACAGCATAAGAGTCCATATCCACATCGGGCGCCACAAGAGGAACACATCCCATCGCCATACACTCAACCTCCCTATGACACTTGTATCCATATCCGGCTAGACAGAGACCAAATCGTGCTGATGCGAGTCGCTCCAAGTACTGCTGCTGTGTAAAAGGATAAGGCTGCTCTCCACGAACAAGAACCCACTCATCCTCCTCACCACACGCCGAAGACCAGTCCGCAGGCCGGCGCCGCTCCTGGACTTTGTTCTCAATCTTGCCGTAAAACACGAGCCCCCGCTTTCGCTCCTCCCAGCCTCCGACGGTCATGGCTTCCACCAGCTCCGGTCGCCGCGCCCAGAACGACCACGGCACAGAATCTGAATCCGCGGGAGGCCGAGGATTCCCAAAGAGCGCCCGCCGCCACGTCTGTTCGTGAACCGGCGCCGCCAGCCTCCAATCGTGGTTTGGCCGGTCATACAGAAGAACTCCCTTCTCCCCAACCTCGCCCCACCAGATCAGTGTTCCGTCGTGCTCACGAATCTGAATCCACCCCCGCTCACCCCAGAGTCTAACCATTTCACGGAAGGAATCGCCCGGATGGCCAAAGTATCCATCCACCTTCTTTGGCATCCAGATCACTGGACCGGCCGCCGTGCCCGCACCCGACACCTCCCGAACAATCTGCGCCGCCACAGCCTCCACCGGCATCCCCGCCCGAACACGAACTTCGATATGACTCAAGTCCGACGCAACCGAGAGCATCGCCCCTTCCAGATTCTTGCCAGTTCCAACGGCAAGCTCAAAGACCCGCGCCCCCCGAGGCAACAGCCAGTTCCATCCCGTCCCACGTCCTCCGGCACACACCACACCCCAGGCTCCAATGAACAAATCCCGCATCCTGTCTGCCGAACTGCGTCCGACATAGACCACTTGAACATTCCACTCCTCTAACATCTCCTCAATCCGCGCGACCAATGCCTCGGTCAACACACCGCCTTCCACGAGAATGAGGCGCTTCCGTTCCCCCACCGTATCACTCCACTCTCTTACACCCCGCCGCAACGCAGCCACATCCTCTGCGCACAAGGCGTCACCTTCCACAACTGGATACACGAGAGCGCGACGATACCATGTCTGAACCTCTTCGTCATACTTCATGACAGGCATTGACGACACCCCCCACTTGAAGATACTCAGCGCCTCCGCCGCCCAGGATTCTTCCGGACACAAGAACTCCGCATCCTCCCATCCAGGCACGCTGCGCAGCCGAAGAACCCTTGACACATACCGCTGAACATAGACCTCCCGCGATTCCTCCGCACCTCCCGGCCACGGGACAACCACACCCTTTTTACACTCAAGTGAAGGCGTCAATCCATGGACTTCCGTGGCCGCCCACACCTCTTGCGCTTCCTTGCCCGGTCCCACGATCATCCTCTGACGATCAAAGACCAGTCCTCCGGATGTTCCGAAACAGGATCCAAGCTGGATCGCAAGCCGCCCATCTGCCTCCGTCAGCTCCCCCGCGCTCAGTTCCGACCACTTCAGAATCGGCTGGAGATCGTGAAATCCTGTAGGACTCAAATACAAAAAGATTGGCTTCTCAACAACATCTGTTCGCACATAGTTTCGCACACCACTGGCGTGGAAATGCCATGTTTTTAGAGACATCGCAGGATTCACAATTAGAAACTTTGCCCGAAACATTTCAAGAGCAATCGCATTGTCGCACCCCATCTTGCCAAATGGAATGTCCATCGCCGCCCATCCTGTGCGTTTCTTTACATCCGCCGCGCGAACAACCCACGTGTCCTGGCTGTCGGCGCGGGGACCAAACAGCATGGCATCTTCCACCTGTCCACTCTCTGGAACATCGTAGCGAAGCAAGGCGAGAAACTTTCCCTCCAGGTTCACCGACCACAGATCCTTCCATGATTCGTCGTCAATACAGATATCGGCATTCGCAAATGCGACAATGACATCGGAAGGCACAGATGTAGAAATCCACTCCAACACTGCCTTGTAAGTGAGCCGAGACCCAATCACCACCTCTGACACTTTTGCGCCTTTCACGCCCTCCTTCTTTTCATTTAACAAGACCACCCGATCGATCCGCTGACTTGCCAGATTCCTGTCTAGGCATACGGCAAGTTCCCGCGCCCTCTTTGGATCAGACGGCTTGTAATACTGCGTGACCCACCAGAGACGAGGAGGCGCCTCCATCTCTCGCACAAGCCCCAGGGACTCCGCTCTCGGCGACCAAGCTCCGGCAATACGGCGATACCTCAGCAGTCCAGCAATCATGACAATAGCATCATCTTGAGTTCCATCCCATTTCGCACCTAGATGGGGATAGGCCTCATGCAGATCTCCGAGTGACATACAATTGGGAATTGACTCAATCCTCTTTTCAACAAACACCACCTTCACGTGCTGAGCTGCCTCGGCAGGAGACTCCGTGCGCAACCAGAGCAGAAAGTCAGGCCACCCTCCTGCCAACTTTCCAGAACTAACGGTGCCCCACGGAGAGACTCCACCGGGCTCCACCCAGGCAAGGGTTTTCTTTTCCTTCCAAAGGCTTGCTTCAGACTTAAGAATTCTAACCTCTTTTCCCGTGACAGGGTGATGCGCAATCATTTGCGTGTTCTTCATCTCAGTTATTTAACCCATTCTAGAGGATAGAATGGGGGTCACCGTGTCGCCGACCTTTATCACTCGTGAAGGCTACTCCTTGAACACCATGTATATGTCAGTGGATTCCTTTCGTCTTCTTAATCTAGGCCATAAGGATTACCAGTGCGTGTTTACAATTAAGGCGTATGTAAGCCGCGCCGCGAAGCTTGCGGGGGCTTCTCCCATCAGTCTGCCGCAGAATCTTGAGCAAATCGAGACGACGCTGACATCGCTCGACTTTTCCCGGCAAACTATCTATGGCCAGGCGTATGCCGCGCTCGCGCGTGTTTGGCAGGCCGCTGGCTACACGCTGATCCCTGTTCTGGAGGCAGGCGAGCCTACGCCGACGCAGTACATCTACGACGCAAGCGGCTACAATGTGGATGGGTTCAACTCAATCGGCTACAATGCGCAGGGCTACAATGCTCAGGGCTACAATGCCGAGGGCTACAACTCTGCCGGCTTCAATGCGCAGGGCTACAACTCTGCGGGCTACAATGCTCAGGGCTACAACTCCTCTGGCTACAACGTGGAGGGCTACAACATGATGGGATTCAACTCGCTGGGTTACAATGCGCAGGGCTATGACATCAATGGATACAACGCTGCTGGCTACAATGCGCAGGGTGTGAATTCACAGGGATATCTTGAGAACGGCGAGCCGGGTCCTGGACTCTCAACGATGCAGGGAATGTCAACCATCGCGGGGATCCAGATGATTGCGAACATTTCAACCATGGCCGGATTCTCAACCGTGTATGGTCTGTCCACGATTGAGGGCATCTCCACCTTCCAACACAACTCTACGATTATTGGAAATGAGAACATTTCAACTCTGCTTGGAAACGCTGAGTCAACGATCCACGGCTACTCTACGATTGAGGGCATCTCTACGATCGAGGGTCTGTCAACACTCGAGGGTATCTCTACAATTGAGGGTCTCTCAACGAACGGCGCTTAGTCAGTATTATCCAGTGTTACAAACAATCCTCCCACAGTTGGAACATTTTCAAACAGGGTGGCGTTCGTCGCGTTTGTGCGATAGCCCACCGTGAGAGAGGCTGGGATATTTGCGAGGTTAAGTTTTGACTGTGGGATATAAAATCGGCTCGCAGGAATGGAAATTGAAGTTGCTGTTGTGGACACTTTGTATACAACTGGTTCTCCAACCATTCCGACCGTATTTGTGGAAAGAAGAAACGTGCTAAACGAAGTTCCAGCTGCGGCTCCACCATTAAAGGTTACAGTGGCTCCGTTAAACACATCGACTGTAAGTTTACTCGTATTTACAAAATTAGGCACATATCCGCCGATATCAATCAGTGATGTATAAAAGTTTGTGTTTGCTACCATACTGTATGTGTCCTGAGTTCCGCCCAAGAGACTTGATTGATACCGCTTGTAATAGCCTGGATTTTGCGTATAAACATAGCCACCAGTTAAGTCTGGGCGATCAAAATTTGCTGTCGGGATCGGACCAAGGCCAATTGTACCATAACCGCCTTTGATATATTGTAAATTTGAAAGATTAGTGATCACATCATACAATGTTGTACTGCTTATGTAATATCCGTGTCGCAATGAGAGAAAATCAAGTTCATTCTCCAAATATGTTGTACTTACGTACAGTGATGTTCCAAGACCTTTAACAGTTGACACTAGATGAGAAGCAACCGTTGATGCTGTAATGGAGGACATTGTGCTTATCCCAGGTTGAACTGTATTGACTATATCAAGAACAGAGCAACTTACACGAGGAACACTGATGCTGCTAAGAAACTCTAAGGAGCTTAGCCAGGTCACTGCTCCTTGCTGCCCTATCACAGGAATCTGAGCCGGTTGAATGAAGTCGGATGTAGTCGGATTATATGCGGTTACATTCCGAATTCGCAGAAGATTTGTATCAAGTGTGTTTCGCGATGCCATACTAGTTACAGATGCGAATTACAGCGGAGGAACGCTTCCCGTAATTGTTACTGTGAGACCCGCGTTTGGATCTGTGTCATTCAAGTAGCTGACGCTCTGTAGTCCTGCACCAAGGCCATTATTTACATTTTCCATGAAAGGATTCATCGTATGATAGAGTGTAAAGGTTGATGTAATATTTTGAATGACCTGATCCTGTGGGATTGCTAGTGTCATTCGATCCGTGTAGAGGTTACTCAGATTCGCACCACTAAAGACCGCATGAAACGGCCGCGTAAACTTAGTACCTGGGATCAGTGTTGTTCCTACACGAACACTTGTTGAAATATAGCGTAAGATCGTCGCGGCATCGGTTGAATAAGAGAACCATATAGAGGGGTTATACGTAATCTGTGTCGTCACATTGTACTTGAACAAGGAGGATAAACTATCCAGACGGAATGAGACAGTGCTGAACTCAAAGATAGTGGATGCGGCATTTGTAAACCCTTTTCCTATTGCATTTGTCTCTACCCCCATTGACGAGATAACTGTAAAGGTGGAGAGCGTGTTTCCTAACACCTGCGAGATTTGCTCTGCATGTATGCCCTGCGTTAGACCCATTGGAATCGTGATGTAATCAAAATATGCGCGTGTTGTATAGTTGTTTTGGAGATTTGTATTATCATACACAAACTTTGTGTTGATTCCTGTACTTAGTGTGACCATGGTGTCAACAAGTGACTGAGTCGTACTCACAGATCGTGGAATGTCATAAAACAGCGTGCTTGTTGTGCTTAGTGTAAAAGGATATGCCTGCGCTGCTAGTGTGCTTGTGCTCAAATACGCTTCACTCGTAAAGCTTGAGATGGACAGGACAACTGTATTTTGTGTGACTTGCGTGCTCAAAAGAACATCACCCGCCCCCATAAGAGTAAGAACCGAGGTGGGAGAGGGTGCCGTTAGAATCGTACTTTGCGGTATGGTTCTGTATCCTGTAGCATTTGAAATGACATTGATCTGATTGTACGCATACACGCCTGTGCTGATTGCCGTGGGGATTCCGGAAAACGTCAGGGTCTGTGTAAGAGGGTTGGCGTCAATACGGATCCCACTTGTTCCAACCAGATTTACATTCGGTGTGACAATGGAATTTGAATAGGCCAAGAGTGTATTCCCGCTGCTGACGATAAACCCACCGAAGCTCTTTCCAAAAATGTCAATCCGATTGGTCGTCGAATTGGGGGACAGCCCGATTCCAACCGAGGAAGACAGATACAGAGTGTTGGTGGAATGAATCGCAGGGAGTTCCATATTGTCCGCCACAACACTGGTGAAGGCAGGATATGCGCCGAGGCTGGAGGGGACATCCCAGTATGTTCCACCCACTCCGTCGCTTATCAGAGTTCTTAACGCAGGAATAAATGACCCATTCTTGTTTCTGGGATAGATGCTTTGAATGGTCAGATTCGTGATGTCCTGAGAAATCCTAGACATCCCTTCTAACACCTTTCTTCTTAATTCGTTGGGATATTCTGGACGGACACATAGACGGAACCAGCAGGACTGAAATAGGGGGTCACTACGTTCGTGTGAAGCGCGTTTATGAATGGCGTGTAGTTCAGAGACGATGGTAGTAAATGAACAAGCGTGTAAGGACTGGCTGTTCGTCCTACAATAGACGAAGGCGGGAAGGCGAGTTTGATGGGTGTTGTATACATATTCGAAGCATCCACCGTAGTCCCATTCTCCAGAGAGACCGTCGTATTTCCGACATATAAGAATGTTGTTATACACGGACTTGAAAGAATGGTTGTGCCGTATTGAATCATTGTGGAGAGTGGAAGGACGACCGGACTTGTGGCTCCCGTTGCGAGCTTGGTGAACGCAAACGAAGGATAGACATCGAGAGTCACACGAGAGGTGGAGTTCATGAACATGCTAAATGCGCTAAAATCAATCTGCGCTGTGGAAAAGATCATGTCAACATTATTCACCTTCTGTGCTGTGATCGGAACACCTGTCTGCGGACCCGTATACGTGATCGAGGATTGGAGAAAGCTTGAAATATAGATGATGTTTCCGATTGTATTGAAAGTTACCGTGTTTCCTCCATTCACAACCACATTGCCTGTAGTATCGAACCGTATATTTGCTTTTTGGCTTGAGAGTGAAGCGACAGTGCTCACGAGAGCGGAGGTGCTGATATACCCTGCTGTACCAAGACCGGCGACAGTGCTTGTGAGGTTTATGCTGCTCACATATCCGGCACTGCCGAGTCCTTTTACAGTTGACGCTAGGCTAAGACTTGAGATATATCCAAGATTTCCCAGATTTGTCACGGATGACACATATCCGAGTGTGCCCAGGCCAATTACACTACTAGTCAACTCTGTCGCTGTCAGAAGAGTTCCGAGTGGTGTTGAACTGTAGCCAAGCGATCCTAGACCAGCCACCGTGCTCGTCAGACTTGCTGTACTGATAAAGCCAAGAGTGCCGAGAGCATTGATCGTAGATGTGCCTGAACTCAGAGTGGAGGCGTAGGTTGCTTGACCTACTCCTGCTAAGCTGCTTGTAAGAGAGGCTGTGCTGATAAATCCTTGAGCGCCAAGACTCGCAGTTGTGCTGGTGAGGCTATTGTTAGCGGCTGTTGTGGGAAGTGAGTCTGTGATTTTACGACCAAGACTGCTAATGGCAGTGTACATGTCGGTTGATAGTGAGGAAAGACCGGCAAAGTTCAGACTAATCATATACGTAACACTCGAGATGGATGAAAGAGTGGAGGGCAAATTTCCGACGGCAGATCCTCCAGCAAGCGTGAGCGTTGATAAGACAGAAATCCAAGAAGTTCCGCCCAACCCATCTGTGACAAGTGTTTGACCGGCATTCAACGCAAGGTCTGTATTTGAATCGAAAGCATAGACTTTTCTCAGAATTGTTGTATTAGCAGCGGATGACATCTCGACTTCTAGAAGAACTCGAGAATCCATATTGCGGAGTGGCTGCTCATTTTTGCCCTTCACTCCTGACAGATGGTTCAGGGAGGCGGTCTCCTTCAACTGATTGCCCAAGGCAAACAGGATGTTTTTCTTACCGGCAATCCGCAAGTGACCTGGTTTAAGATGGTCTATCGTCGGTATACGAATTATTCCGTTGAACAGCAAATCATTCCTTTTGACAACCAGCCTGACTTTGGGCGTCGTATCACCGTTCAGATTCCTCGTAAGGGCGACCTGCTTGGACCACTGTGGCTTGAAATTCAACTTCCGGCACTGACAGATTCAGTCACAGGAGCACCCCTTTCTTACACAAATGCTACAGCTCACGCTCTCATCCAAGAAATCTCCATTGAAATCGGCGAGCAGGAGATTGATAAACAGACGGGCGAATGGATGGAAATGTGGTCGAACTACACGATTACAAATGATAAGCAACAGGCGTGGAACAACATGATTGGAAAGACTGAGGGGAACTCCTCGGGGAATGCGCCCTCCAATGTTGTGAACCTGTTTGGACCCCTCTTTCTCTACGTGCCCCTCCGCTTCTGGTTCTGTAAGAATCCTGGCCTGTATCTCCCTCTTCTCGCACTTCAATACCATCCGATCCGTGTCAATGTCACCCTGCGCCCTCTGAATCAGATGTTTGTCATTGATTCTCCTTCCACAGGCACGTGCGACGTTAGTGCTACAGCGGCGTCTATCACCTCAATGGTGATGTATGGCGACTATGTTCACCTGGACATTGATGAGCGCCGCCGGTTTGTTGCGAATTCCCACGAATACTTGATTGAGCAAGTCCAATACACTCCCTCAACCCCGATTGACCGGACGGCAAACTATGTTCAGATTCCGATGGAATTCAATCACCCCCTCCGCGAGATCTACTGGGTTGTTCAGCGCCAGGCGTCTACGGCCGCAAACCAGTGGTTCAACTATACAAATCTTAGTATCGGAGAAACATCCTACAATCCTCAAAACTCTTACATGAATCAAATCCAGTCGGCACTTCTCCGTATTGACGGGTTTGACCGCTTTGATGAGCGCCGTGCCGACTACTTCCGTCTTGTCCAGCCTTACCAGTATCACACGGTGATTCCGCTGAATGAGTTCGTCTATTCGTATAGTTTTGCCCTACGACCCGAGGATGTCCAGCCGAGCGGATCTATGAACGCCAGCCGTCTGGATTCCATCGTCTTACAGATTCTGATGGACAATACGGTCACCCCCGCCCGTGGACCCGCGGCGGCGCGTATCTATGCGCTGAACCACAACGTCCTCCGCATCGTAGACGGTTTTGGTGGACTCCTGTTCCGCGTATAAGGCGCGCGCGCGGGCGCGGACACGGGCGCTCTCATCATCATCGTGGCCGCCCCCGCCCCCGCCACCCCCAGCTCCCGAAAAACCATCCCTCATTGGATCACACAGCTCAGGGCAACGCATGGGGTGATGACCTGGTTCTTTACAAAGTGAACACGGAACACCCTCCATTCTTCTTACACAGATACAACCCCGTTCTAAGTCGTTGAAACTTGAAGTGTAGGTCACACCTATACCCCAAGTCCCAATGGAGCGCACCTTTATCAACGAAGGCAAGTCCGGCCGTATCTATACGGTGCCAGGCTACCCCGACCTGGTCGAGAAGGTTCCCCGTTCTCGTATTCGAAGCTATTCGATTAAAACACAAAAGCGCATTCACCGCCTTTGCGAAGTTACACTTACGGAGGCAGAACCACCCTTTCACATTCTGTGCATCCCTGCGATTGCCGATCTAGATGCTCCCACTTATATGATGGAACGCGTGGATACGTCATGTCCCCTTGACTCCGAGGCACTTATGATGGAACCTATTCTTGTCGCTGAGCTTGTGCGTGCCTGGAAACTGTTTTGGGAGGCAGGAGTCGTGGCCTGGGACTTTGAGCTCTATCTCCAGTCTGATGGCACGGTCTTTCTCCTAGACTTTGACAGCTTCGGAATCCGCCACGACGGTGATCTTCCCCCTGCTTCTCTCTTTGAGAACTCGTGCTTTCCACCCCACTTTCGTGAAATGCTCAAGTAGTAGGTCGCATCCAGATGCTGAAACTAAACTTCCCCGTTACAAGTCAATCACGCATTGGATTCTGGGGAATCCAACAATACACACAGTCTGGAATGTGGTGGTTCACACTCTTTTTTGGTATAGCAGGACTACATCACCTCCTCTTCCGTTCGCCGCACACATGGATTATGTTTCTCATCGGAAATTTCTTCACATTCGGATACTGGTGGTTCTATGATCTGATTCAACTGTCTAGCGACGGCGGATTTGATCTGAATCAATGCGGCCTTGAGACTCCGTGGGGACCCGCAGGAATTGCGCAAGGCATGTTCAAACAGCCGCAACGTGGAGGCGCGTTTGAAACCGCCCGTGCCGGCCTTCAGACAGCAGCACCCATTATAACACAGACTGCTAACGCCGCGGCAGCCACAATACAATCTGCGTCGCGAGCTGTCCCTGGCTCCGTGGATGAGATTGGACCCACGCTTGCTGGATTTATTCCTGGCTCGTCACCCCCTCCTCTTGCCTCTGTCATGCCGCCTGTTCCTAGCCCCTGGTATTTCCTCCTCTACGCTCTCCTCATCCCCTTGGCTCCTCTCGCACAAGCCATTGCGGGCGATACAAAGAATGCCCTCTCACGATTCTTCTATTTAACAATTGTCCCTTTTGGATTCATTTTCGGTGCCATTGCCGTTCTGAATGACTACTACGTCATGATGAGTGATCCTAAAAAATTCTTCGCGGAAGGATCGCACCGCTTCGCTCCTTTTACATGGTTTGGATGGGATCTTACGAAACACTCACCGAATCTTACACTCCCTGTGGAACCTGAGCCGTGCGCGCCTGAGACGTTTGCGCAAACATTTGTTGGCAGTGTTGGGAATGTGATAAAGGCTCCTCTTATTCTCCTGCTTCCTGGATTACGTGTGGCCGCTCAGATCAATCCCAGTGCGGCTAGCTTGCTGAACGCGATTGAAGCAGTAGTGAATCCAGCCCTCGCTGTTTCCAAGGCATCAATCACATCTGCCGCAGCTGGAACGGCAGTGGCCGCTGACGTGGCAAAGCAGGGGCTTGATAAGGCGAAGCAGGCGATTGATACAGCAACCCAGGTTGAATCCGTTGTAAAAGGTGGGGTTGCTGCGATTGGGGCTTTGCCGGCGCCGGCGCCTGCGCCCCAAGCACTAGCCCGAACAATGACCGGCGGAGGATCAGAAACCAATTTCTTTGACATGGTTGTTCTAGCCGGCATCGCCGCGCTCATCGGTGGTGGCGCAATTCTTACAGCAGGTAGACATGCCTGGACAGGATCGTCGGATTCCCCTCCGCTCCCAGGAAGACTTTGAAAAGGATCTCTATAGTTCTGAACTTAAGACCCCCATCCTTCTCCACTTCACCGCCTCCTGGTGCGGACCCTGCCAGCGCATTGACTGGCAGTTCATTCTTGACGAGTTCCCAACCCTTCCCGTCTACAAGTGCGATGTGGATGAGAATAAGTATACCGCAGGATTCTGCGGTGTCCGATCTATTCCTAGTATGCTTCTCTTGTTCCCAGGCAAGCGCATCGTGGGACCGATCCAGGCGAGCGAGACTGGGAAAATCGCCACGTGGATTTTTACCTCTTTGAAAACCCCAGCAAAATAAGATGAAGTACTCTGTACACTCCTATGATTACTTCATAGTGGGGGCTGGCATTGCCGGCCTCCACTGTGCAGAACGGCTTCGTGCCACCTATCCTACGGCACGTATTGCTATCGCCGAAGCCTATTCATCTCCTGGAGGACGTGTTGTATCCTATTCACCTCCGAATTCATCCATACGATGGGAAGCCGGCGCTGGACGATTCCATTCCTCTCACACATTGGTTCTTCAACTCATAAAACGATATTCACTCTCGCCTATCCCACTTGATCCCGAAACCATTTGGCGCCCTCTCGGCGGCGGTGTCCCTAGCCCCAATACCTGGGACTCCTTTGCCTATATTTTGGTGAATGTTCTCTCCGTTCTTGAATCTAGCACTCTCTCCACCCATACGATTGAACAGCTTCTTCATAAGGCCATTGGCGAAGAGGAAACTAAGAATTTACTTGACCACTTTCCCTATCGTTCCGAAGTGACCGTTATGAGAGCAGATGTTGCGCTTGAGTCTTTCCGTCGCGAACTCGGTCGCTCTGCGAACTTTATGATTGTAAAAGAAGGTTTGGGTGAATTGATTCGCCGAATGTATGAACGTATCCAGGCCTCTGGAACAAACGTCTTTGTGAAGCACCGTCTGATCCGTGTAAAGCCCACTCAGCAGGGCGACACACTGCTTTACTTCCAGAACGGCTCCGTGTTCCATGCCAAACACACCCTTCTTACACTTCCCCGAGACTCACTCGTTGGTGTCCACCCTTTCGCAAATCTTCCGGCTCTCCGCCACATCAAGTCATCCCCTCTCATGCGCACCTACGGTGTCTTTTCCCAGCCGCACTGGTATGCTGGCCTCAAGAAGACGGTAACAAATTCCCCTCTTCGCTATGTAATTCCGACAGGTGATTCCATTATGATCTCCTATACCGACGGTGATGACACGCGACCGTGGAAGAAGATTCTTGACAAGGACGGTGAAAAAGCCCTCAGCCATGAAGTTGTGAAGGAGGCCAAAAAGGTGTTTCCAGAACTTTCCATTCCTAATCCTATGTTTTTCAAAACTCACTACTGGCCTGATGGTGCCTACTACTGGGCGCCCGGCATGTATGATCCTGCGGCAATCTCCATCTCAGTTCTTCGCCCACTGTCCAAGCAATTCCCACGCCTCTATGTTGCGGGTGAGGCGTATAGTCTACGCCAAGCCTGGATGGAAGGCGCGTTAGAACATGCTGAAGAGCTTCTTACGAGATTCCTCCTATGAGCTAGATGGCCAACGTTCACATTGCCCTAGCCCTATTTCACATCTTCGTAGTCATTCCTGTTCTGGGCTATGTTGCTTTCCAGAGGAGCCAGCTTCCTCCCTGGGTCTTTCCTGCCCTCCTGTCTCTTGGGTGTATCATCGCCGTCTATCACACCTTCAAGATCATTGTAAAATGGCAGGCTTCTTCGCCAAGTGTCTGGGTCAACATGGTTCACGTGTTTGCTGTTGCGCCGATACTCCTCTACATCGGCAGCCAAGCCTATGATACGCCTCGCTGGGCATATGAGATCTTGCTCATGGAAGTGTTCGCTGCACTCGGATACCACCTCTATAACTTGGTCATGAGCCTTCAACCTTCAGACCGAGTCCAAGTCCAATAGCAATTTCATCGCAATTACGGATCTCTGCCGGCAGACATCCGACCACATGATATGTGAAGGCCGGCATTGAATTACACACCTTGCCACAATGCGTACAGAGCAACTCGCCATCCTCTGTCGTTCCCAGAAACTTTCTGATCTCAGCCCCCCTATGTTTGACCATATAGTGGCTGCGAACCTGCTGCTTCAACCGAAACTCCTTCGTACATCCCGCGTGAGGACACGGATACTGCGCCGCCGGCTTCTCTAGAAGCTCAGG